AGTTCCCGTCATATCTTGAAGATCCTTGCCCGTAGAAATAGCAGCTTTAAGCGTTTTATACGCCCCTGTCGCTAGAGCAACACAAGATACGGGATCCATTATCCCCTCCGTTGCGCCGCCTGACGCTGCACGTCAATGCGTTCACGGTTTACTTGATTACGGTTCTGTGCAATTTCTTCTTGGCTTTCAATACGAGCAGCATCTGTTGCTGCACGTTGCTGCATTTTCTGTAACTCAAGCAGCATATCGCCTTGATCTTCTTCAGTCTTACGTTGTAGATCTTTCTCTTTCAACGCCAGTTCTTGCATACGGATCTGAACAAGTGGATCTGCCATCGGATCTTCACCCGTTGGTAGCAACCCAGGTAGAACCTCCGCCATAAGTTTTTCCATCTGCATGGAGATCAACTGCTCCATCTGAGCAGGATCCTGCATATCCTGTTGAACTTTCATGATCTGTTGTTGTGCCGCTACTGGATCAATCGCTCCACCTTGTGCTGCCAACTGAGCCTGATTGATGATCTGTTCAATCTCTGCCATGACCATCTGTCGTGCTTTTTGTGACACATGTTCCATAATGTGTGCATAGAATGTACCCATCACTTGCGGTGATGTCATCACAAGTGGTGCTTTCATAAACGCCATGTGCATACGAATATGTGCATCGTGATCTTGCTCTG